TCTGTGAAGGTTACTGCCAATTCTACGGAATGGATGACTACTGTAGATGTTGCCCGGTCAAGGATGAAAACTGCTGGTTAAGAGAAGTTGAAAAGCCTGCCGGGAAAAAGGGGAAACGGAAACCCATCCGTTTCTGTGATACATGCAGGAACTTTAAATCGGATGAAAGAGAATTGAATGATGATGAAATGGATAGAGCTGTTGAGGAGTCAGCCAAACGACATTATAGTGACCTTTGTGCGTTAAACCATTCTCTTAGATTTAAAATGCCCAACGAATATAACGATGATAATTGGGGATTTTATTGCAAAGAGTGTAAGGATTACGAAGAAATATAATTGATAATGAAGCGTGAAATAAAAAAGTTCATATAGCATGAAGATAATTGTTAGTTTTTCCGGTGGTAAGGATTCGCAAGCCTGTTTAATCCAGGCTGCCAATAAATATGGAGCCGATAAAATAGAAGCCGTATTTTGTGATACAGGTTGGGAGCATCCCGATACTTATCAACATATTAGTAACGTGTGCAAACAACTTGATGTCAGATTAGTAATTTTGAGAAGTAAGAAATACACTGATTTTGTGGATATGTCTATCAAACGTTCCCGATTCCCGTCTTCCCAAAGAAGGTTTTGCACCTCTGAATTAAAAATAAAGCCGATGATTGATTATATTCTCTCACTTACTGAACCTTGCTTGATAATTCAAGGTATTCGAGCAAAAGAAAGCGAAGAACGCGCCAAACTCCCTTATGAGTGCAACTACTTCGGAGAATATTTCGAACGTGTGAAAAAGAATCGTAAAGGAAAGGTTGTTGAGGTATGGAAGCAAGATTATCGTAGAAAAGATGTGCTTAAATGGTGCGAACATTATGATGCCAGTGTTTCCCGCCCAATCTTCCAATGGTCAGCACAAGAAGTTATAGACCAGATCCTTTCTGCTGGACAAAATCCAAATCCTTTATATTATCGTGGATTTTCCCGAGTTGGTTGCTATCCCTGTATTATGTGCAGGAAGCAAGAGGTAAAGCTAATTTCGCAAGAAGAGTTTGGACGAAGTCGCTTGATAGATGCCGAACAACGAATGAAAGAAGAAACCCCAAAGGGTTCGTCTTTCTTCTCACCGGGTTACATTCCTGATCGTTTCTGTAAAAATAAGACTTATCCAACAGTAGAAGAAGTTTTCGAGTATGTAAACCGGAAAGATGCCGGCATGGATGATATGTTTGAACCTGAAGGTGGATATAGCTGTATGAGCCTTTATCATGGGCTTTGTGAATAGAGATTTAATTGTCATCAATTACAAAATCACAAAAGAATTTATGAGTGGAATGGAAAAACAAATTATCAGATTGTCAAAAGCAGTATTAAGCAGAGATTTTAGACAGAAAAAGAGTATCTTTTGTTCAATGGTATTACGGCTAATGGATACCGAAGAATACGCAAACGATTACTGCAATGCGCTTAACCTTGTTCTTGAGTTATTTCCAGAAGTTGATAGGAGAAAATTAGAAAAAGAATTGAATAAATACATTTGATTAATCAGAACGAATGACGAAAATGACTAAAGAAAAATGTATTGTATGCGGAAAAGAAACTGTATCAGTCATTAAGACTGATGCCGGTTATATCTGCTATAACTGTTATGCTGAGCAAAAGAATCCATCCAAAAGAAAAAGGAAGAAAAACAACGAGGAAGAACGTATGCAATGCAAGTTCTTTGAAGAAGTGGAAAAGATATTCCCAAAGTTACCCAATAAGCTTCTCTTCGCTGTTCCGAATGGTGGAAGCCGCCATATAAGGGAAGCCGCTAATCTCAAACGGCAAGGTGTAACTTCCGGCGTATCCGATGTTATCCTACTAATCCCAAAGAAAGGCTACGCTTCGCTATGTATAGAGTTTAAGACGAAGAAAGGCATCCAATCGGAAGAACAAAAAGAATTTCAGCGGCAAGCGGAAAACTGCCGAAATAAGTATGTTATTGCCCGCAGTGTCAAACAAGGCATTGACGCACTAAAGGAGTATCTGCTATAAAGATGAGGGGGGCGCTATTCACGAGCCCCCCTCACTGCTATTTTGAGACTTTTATAAATTCATTGTAATCAATCTTTGTGTTGGGATTAAAATTAACCAATTCCAGTTTATACCCCTTTGTGCCCCAACTCCACCACAAGAATTTTCGTTTTGGTATTCGATGAACAACAGCCGCCAGACTATCACGAATATTATAATAAACCGTAGAATCCTTGAAGCAAGCTATCACATGAGACCATTTGCTATTAACCTCTAAACAATCCGGCCTGTCCGGAAGTGGATGCCAACGGTCTGCATAGATTGTTTCTGTTGAATGAATCCCGGTTTTAACCAAAGCCTCAAGATGCTTGTTTTTAATGCCGAGTTCTTTTATTGTTTGAGCATCATCTGCACGATACTCTTTCAGCTCATCAATAGTCAAGTTCAATGCCGATACGGAAACAGCATTTAAACTATCCTGAATTTTATAACGCTCGATCTCTTTATTTAATACAGAAATATTATTTGAATGACGAGCACATTCACTATGCAAACCCCTATTGTATTTAATTAAGATACCAATAACCAATATTAGTATCCCGACAGCCATCAGCATCCACTTCTTCATTTGATTTTAAGATAATTAATAATACCAATAACATGAGTCTCTACAATACTTTTCTTCCCTTCTTCCGATAATAAGAAATCCACATCTTCCATATTATCCTGGAATAAGTTTTCGGTCAAAACTGCCGGACACTTTGTGTGCTTCAAGATGTAGAAGTTGCTTTCCTTATCTGCATCACCGTCTGTGGTATCCTTGCGCACCTTCATATCCGGCAAAAGCTGTCCGGCCGCTGCATATAGACAATCAGCCAGTCTGTCGGCTTTCGTCTGACCTGCCGAAGTCCATGCTTCCCAACCGCGCGCCTGCATCCAGGCAGAACCATTTCCCGCTGCATTACAGTGAATGGATACAAGGATAGTGTCACCGGACTTGTATTCGTTTGCCCTACGACAACGCTCGGATAAGGGGACATCTATTTCCTCTTTGACGATACGTTCGGCATCAACGCCTTGTTTGCGCAATTCCGCTTCCAAACGTACAGCAATCTCACGGGCATACGCATACTCTTTCAATCTTCCGTCCGGTGAACACTTGCCCGGAGTGTTACTTCCGTGTCCGTTGTCAATCAATATTTTCATTCTGCACGTCCTCCTTGAAATATTTGTCATAAACCACACGAGCCACCCATCCGGCAACAACACCGACACCGAATGATACAACAGTAGTCAGATTTACCCAAAACGGAGTGTAGTGCATGTAAAGCATAACTCCCACGATGATAGCGATAACAATCGCTGCAATAATCAGTTTCTTTTTCATTCTGTTACTCCTTATTTATTCATGTTATTAAAAAATTCAACCTTAGCCTCATCAATGGCTGTTTTGATATTGGCATAGGCACGTGCGTTATTGGCGCCGACAGGATTATAGATTTCCGACTCTATTATGTCTGAAAACTTCTTTACCCAATCCGTTGACATAAACTCACTGAGCCTTTTTCCGCGGTGAATAAAGTTGTCGAGTTCAATACTCCGCTTTTTGATTATGGCATTACAACGCGTCTCTATTTTTCGCCTCGTCTTCTGCTTATCATCAATATTGTTCTCATCGCGCACATTGCGGACCAGCCGGCACAGCCTTTCACAATCAAGGTCAAA